AAGAAAAATGTAAAGAGTTGACCCAAAAATGGCACTTTTTTATGGTTTTTCTGCCTATTTCCAAAAAAATGAAAAAGTCCCAAATTTGCCTTTATATAGGCATTTTTTGAGACTTTTGCATTTTCGTGTTCTGGTGGAGCAGAGGGGAGTTGAACCCCTGTCCGAGCCTTTCTACAAGGGACTTTCAGCCACTTTTGTAAAGAAAAAGTAAAGAAAATGTATTTGTAAATTTTTTCTTGTGATATACTAAAAGTGTCGATAAACACACAACATTATATTCTTTTAATTCCTAAATTTCTGATGGAAAAGGAGCAGTAAAATTACTGCTCTTTTTCTTTTTTCATATCTTCTCTGATGAGACCTTTCAAGTACCCTTGCATGTTGTCTTTGCTCTCTATCCATTCAAGAATGTCTGCATCTGTTGTCCTTACCAACTTGAGGACTACTCTTCTGATGTTGGTCTTGTCCCATCTTGCCTGTGCCTCTGCTTGTTTTGGTGTATATCGGCTCTTCAATCATATCACCTCCTTGATTTTGCATCTGTTTAACACTGTCTGCTTCACTCCATTATACACTGTCTGGTCTTTGATTGTCCCCTTGATGATGTACTCTTTTCCCTCTTCCAGATCCTGCCAAGATTGTGTGTTCCAGATGAGGATGTTGCTATCTTGACTGAACTTGTAGATGTAGTGTGTCTCACCATAGAAAGTAATGTGTGTTACATAACTTCTATATCCATCATACATTACCTTGGTCTCTATCTTGTCCCCTATAGTCCCTATCCATTCAGATGGTTCTGTTGGACTTACAAACTGGTCTTTGATTGCCTTGACCTTTTCCACTATGTCAGTGTAGTTGACATACTGCCAGTCACCATAGACATCCTTTTCTGCAAGTTCACTTATATTGACCTTGGCAACTGGATAGATCTCTGTGGTTTTGTCAAAGTGCCATCCTATCAAGTTTGACCATCTTGCCCCTGCCTCTTTGAGTTCATCCTTTATCTTGTATGTATCTCCCAAGACTATCCAAGTGTTGCCCTCTGTGTCATATCCTTCCTTGTGGAAGAACTTCTGATTCCTCTCCTCTGCTCCCTTGGACTTCCTCTTGATTCTCCTCTGTGTCAGTTTCTCGGCATATTCTGGCGTGTACTCCTTCCAAGTTGTCTCAAATATCCCTGTGCCTCCACACTTCCAACACCTGCCACCATCTATGTAGTCATATCCATAGATATATCCCTGCCCTCCACACTTTGGACATTTGGTATCATACCAGTACTTTGTTCCATTCTTGTCAACCCTTATCACTTTTGCCATCTCTGTTCCTCTTCATCTGTCATGTATGTGAATGCATCTCTGTCTCTCTGTGGCACACAAGTGTCAACTGCATACTCATTGCCATCTGGATCTAACTTTATTCTCATTGACCATCTAACCATGTCCTTCTCACACCAGATGGTCTTCTCGGTTCTTCTGATGACCTTCATTGCTCCATACTCTCTCTGATATGGATAATACTCTTTACCTACTATGAACTGCCCCATGTTATTCTCCTTCCTTGGGAGGACTTGTGACCTCCCCTGTGCATTACCAGAGGCATCTGCCTCTGTCACTCTGCTTAATACTCCTTAACTAACACTCTGATGTGTAACCTCTGGATGTTGTATCCTCCTGCCAGTATGCTCTCGATTACTGCCCTGCCCTGCTTACCTTCCACACATCCATTGAGGACTGTAAAACCATGTGTCCCCTGCTCTGCTCTGATGCCCTTCCATGAAGTGATTTCTCCTGTTATGTCCTTTACTCTGTAGATGAGATCCAGAATCAAGTCTTTTGCATCTTTCATGTTTGCCTTGTGGATTTCTTCATCAGATTTGAATCTGCACTCTGAATCACTGTGTGTGTACTTCTTATAGAACTCTTTGTAGCCGAGTCTTGAGTACTCACTGGTCATGAACTGTCTTCTCTGCTTATCGTATTCATCCCAGATCTCTACCAAGTCTGACTGCAACTTCTTCATGTTCTCTGGTATATCATTAAGGACTGATTCTCTTTCCATAACTCCTGCCATCTGCAGTTTGTACTCTTCTATCTTCTTGGTGTTCTCTGTGATTTCCTTCTGGAGTCTTTCTATGTCCTCCTCCAGATGTCCTATCTCACACTCTGTCCAGTACTTATCCCAGTCATCTGTAGTCTTCTCAAGAAGTCCCTGCTTCTTCACCATGAGTGCCTGTTTCTTGGCAATGGTGTTGGTCTTCTTTGTGATTCTTTCCTCTGCCTTTGCTATCCTGTCCTGTAATGTTGTAAGTGTCATGATGTAACCTCCAATAGTCAATTATTATCTTGGTATACTTATTATCTCACTATGGTATACCATAGTCAAGTACTTTAGGAAAAATTTTTGAAAAAATGCAAAATATTTTTTGGCAACAAAAAAAAGAGGAGCATTTCTGCTCCCCTCTCTTATATCCATCCCTTATTCTTCAGTCTCTCATACTTGTCTTTGATGTATGAGTTCCCACCAAGGGACTGATAATGTTGGTATTGTTCGTGAAATCTCTCAAGTTCAATCTCACTTGCATCCTTGCCTCTCTCAACATCAGAGAGGAATGTCACAAGATAATTCTTGGTGCTTTCGAGATCTACCTTGTCTAATCTGGAATTGATAGTGTTTATCTTTCCTTCAATTCCGTCCATTTGCTCTTTTAGTGCATTTTTAATCCATTTTTTGGTTGACTGGGATAAATACCCTACTCCAGAGATTAATCCCACAAGAAGAGTAATTATCCCTCCTATTTGTCCTATTGTCAGTGATTCCATTTTTATCATCTCCCCTCATACATCATATGATTTTCCTTTAATCTGAACATTCATAACTTTTGGTTAGATAAATTGGACCACTTAAAGATTTATTGTTTCCACTGAAGTCCCTCGTGTATCCTAACCTTATAACTCCTGCATTTGTGATATTGAACTGTCCACAAGTTGTGGCATTGAATATTGCAAAATCAACAGGAGAGAGAGATGGTCTATACAGTTCTGGCAAAGTTGCCAAGTTATAATATGCTCCACTTGTTGCAACTGTAGAAGTTGGAGTGCCACTAACAGATACCCTACAGAAAGTGCCTCTTCTTCTTACATTAATGGTTAAACCTTCAGCAGTTGTGCTATAGTCACCATAAGCATACAGGCAATACCATGGTCTCCATTCCCCATTTGCATATGTTCTCTGATATATTCCTTGACCATATAGCCTTGTAAATGTCTGTACTGTCCTCTCTATTGTTGTCCCTACATTGAAGTGTCTTACTATCAGATACCCATAGTCACCATATGGAGCATTGGTCATCCCACTATTGGTATTAATGAAATATGTTCCTCTTGCAGTCAAATCATTGAAATCACCACTTGTTAGATTGCCCATAAAGGCATCCCCTACAGCCATCCAATCCCCCCAAACACCACTCACTTGGCTTCTTACATACACTTGTGGTTGAGAAGAATGGACAACTGCAAGTTGTGAATCAAGTCCATTTGCATTATCCCATCCCATATGAATAATATGACCATCGGTTATTGGTGGCTTACCTTCTGTCATTGTTTGTGTAGCGAGGAAGTAAGACATCCCTCCAAGTCCATCCTCTGTCAAGTCTGCAGTGGTCTGTCTGCTCTTGAATTTTCTTATTTGACCCTCTATGATTCCCTCAACTTTTAACTGCCTGTTATCATTAGGGAATCCTTCAATTCCTACACTATTTTTCACCCTGTCAAAATAGATGATTGGTGTCCCTCGGTTAACTATTGCATTGTATGTTGTAGATCCTAACCTATCTGTGATAACAATCTGCACATTCCAGTCCTGCTCATTGTCCATGTCCAATGTAATGCCTACATTATCAGATAATGACCCTGTGTATGTCCATGAGGATGCACTTGTTGGTTTTGCCTTGTAAGTTATGGTAACACTATTCTTTCCACCCAAGGATGAGTAATAAGCATCTGCCTTAATTGTGGTATTGGAATAGAAGTTATTCTGCCTCTGCAGTGTCAGTGTTGCAGTTGGTAATACCCAGTCAAGCATCTGCACTGTGACTGTCTTTGTAGCAGTAAAGCCTCTTGAGTCTGTAATTGTTGCAGTTGCAGTGACATTAGTACCACTATTTATGACTGCATTGCCTCCTGTTGCAGATGTTCCAGAGACAGTCAAATTGTATGTACTACCATTTACTACCACTTTAACAGAGGATATTGTTGCACTGTTCTTGGCACTCAAACTGGATGCAGTGTATCTGACTGTGGACTGATTTCTTATGATTTGCTGATTGTTCCCTGTGATGTTGACTGTTGCAGTCTTGGTGTCTTGATAAGTCAGTCCTCCTATAGTTGGAGTACATGCAGATGCATTGGCTGACATTGTGCCACCACTCTTTGTGATGGTTGAAGAACCATAAACAATCTTAATAGAGTAAGAGGCACTCTTTGTGTTTGGTATTGTTGCATATAGTTGTGTAGCCCATCCACCAGAGTTCCATGAAATGCTTGTGCCTGTAGTTGTTACCCACACATCTGTTATGTCCTGTCCATTAGCAGTAATGTACATCTTTACTGACCTTGCAAGAGGATTATACAGTGTTATGTTGACAGTGTTGCCTATAGTGAAATTAGGACAATTAGTGGCATAAGGATAGTTATATGTTGTCTGTGTCATTGCACTTGAATCAGTGGTTAATTGTGAGTCTTTCCTTCTTACTCTGGTTTTGATAGTGTAAGAAGTGTTGGCAGTAAGACCACTGATGGTGTAACTTCCAGATGTTGCATTAACACTGCCCACTGCAGTCCAAGATGTGCCATTATTCTTTGAATACCAGACATAGTCAATAGTGCTATCAGATGACCACTTGACTGTTATCCCTGTCTCTGTCTTGCCTCCAAGACTTTGTGAGACTGTTGCATACCTTGGAATTGTAGGAAGTGTGACAGAAGTGCTTGGAACACTACCACCAGTGATGTATGTGGATGTAGATGCTCCCTTATCCCATGCACCTGCAAGTGTTATGGTCTTCTTTCCTGTGGAATCATGAGTGACTGTCTGGGAATAGTGTGCAAATTCATTATATATGGATGTGTTTCTAAAGTCATACCCAGAAATGGATGCTCCTGCATGAGATGTCCCATCAAAAGTGATAGATCCATAAGACCTTGCCCCATCCCAAGATGTAGAAAGACCAGATGTGTTGGCTCTCGCATACAGATAGACATCAATAGTACTGGTATTGTTAGCAATGTTCTGTGTAACTTTGTACTCCAACCATGTATTTACCTTTGACCCATTTTTTCCTGTGGTTGAGCCATTGATAATAGTGTATCCACTATTTTTTGGTGTTGTTTGTGCCATATTGCCTCCTTAACTTACTGATACCAGACCAATGCCATCATTTACTGTTGTACTGCCAGAAGTAATGGTGATAGGAATAAATCTCAATTTGTTGCACAGTGTAATTTCTTCCTCAACTACTGATTTTTTCATGTGGAACTCATCCTCTGATGCCCAGTAAATTTTATTATCACTTCTATCATATCCTGCAAAGCCAACTTCATCATTCATGAGTACATAAGACCCATCCTGTCCATACATTTTGAGACCATTCTTGTCCATGAGACCTATCAAGTTGTTTGCCTCGTCATATATCTCAAGTATGCCAGATTCATTTTCACGAGATCCTAACTTCAGTGTACCACCCTTGATTAAATCGGCAGTCAAGTTGATGACATTAATCTGTTGCATATCCATTGTCCCATCAATAGTCCATGCAGAATTGAATGTCCCATTGATTCCTGTCTGTGAAAAGCCTATGCCACCATTGTTTATCATGATGACATTTGTGGCAGTCTCCTTTGGGAGAGAATCCACAACAAGAATCTTGTCACCATCATATATAACATAAGAATTGCCCATTACAGACCATATCCTGTCTGTTGCCTGTTGTAACTCCTCTCCAAGTGTAACCTGCAGAACCTGTGCAGATTCCTGCACCATGTTTTCGGCTGACTTTGTGACTGTGCTTATCAGATTAGATAGACTTTGCTTAAAATTTCCAAATTCAACCTGTGTGTATCTTTCCAGTATGCAGTCATAGTCATAGGAGATGACACTGGTCATGATGTTGACACCCAGTCTCTCATCTATGACCTGCACAGTGTCGCCAATGTCTGTTATCTTGTCCAGATTTGCCTTGAGAGAATAATTGACCTGTGGGACAGAGTTGCCATCAACATAATTTTGTGCCTGTTGCCTCAAGTCAACAATAAGAGCATTGTGATATGCCTCCTCATCAAGATGACCATCATCATCTGTGTAGTCCTCCTGTGAGACATTTTGATTAAATGTGACTGTCTTTGTGTATGGCAGACTGTATTGTGTCTCACTTTCGACATAGATCTCTGGCAACATCAGACCATCTCTGCCAACAGGCAACAATTTTGTGACAACATTGTCCCAATTCTCTGTGCAGGTAATCTCCTTGAGATTCTTTCTATACATAACAGTGACACCATTGTCCTGCCCTATGCTCTGCCTTATGCCTATGGAGAAATTATCCCTAACAAGATGCCCACCCCATCTGTCAATGACAGTCTGGATGGCTTCATAGAGTGATTTTCTAACACATCTAAAGGAGTTGATAGTTGTGACATCTGATATAGTGGTAAATTCACTTGTTGGTTCTGTTGCATTGTTCAGATGGTCAAGAGCATCATTGCAGTTTTTGTCTACAACATAGGCATCCTGTATGAGATAATTTTTGGTGTCATAAAATACATGATTTGCCTTGACTGTTATCTTGCTTTTTGTCTTGGTGACATTGTTGACCCTAAATGCTTGAGAGCCTTGTGGAGTATTGGCATAAAGGATATTTCCCTCCTTTAAATTGTCCACATAAGACAAGTCTGTTGTCATATCCAGATAGAAAGCACCATTGTCCTCCTTGTGGACTGTTGCCTTGACTGGTTTGATGATTAGATCTCCATTGGAGGAAAAGAGTCTATCTGTTTGTCCAAATAGTTTTATCATAAGTTCCTCCTTATAGCCATCTGTTATAATTTGAAATCTGCACAGATGTCACAGTGCCACTCACATTAAGAGTACTTGTACCTACAGGAAGAGAAAAAGCACTATAATCCCCTGTAACCTGCCTATTTTTGAGTATGCCACCATATGTAGCATTGTACTCTGCAGTGTCTATGGTTATGTATTCCTCGTCTGTAAAGGCAATTTGAAAAGCCTGTGTGCCATTTAAAGATATTGAAACATCTCCCTCACCATAGACGGTTATTGTTGGTCTTGCAGGAATGTTCCCTCCATTAACAACAGTAATGTCTCCTCCTGTTGTGGTCTCTATTTCTTCCTCGTTTAACAGATATTTGAAAGGCTGAACATGAAGTGTGACTGTGGCAGTCCTGTATCTTATGAGTCTCTCAAAATCTATCTGCTCCAGTATCTGATAATGATATACCTTGTCTGGTTCATTGGAAAAAGTCACTTCTCCTTCTGAATCAAAGAAGGATATAACATCATTTATGTCAAAATCACCATGGAGACCAATTTCCATCTCCTTGTCATAGGCTGAATAGCCAAGTTTGGTGATTATATCCCCATCTCTGCCATCTATTTCTTCAACCATTGTTCTCATTAGTGGTTTAGAAATAGAAGGGAGAGATTGAATTAGTAATCCACTTATGTCTAAACTACTTCTGTTGTTGAGAATACAATAATTCACTTTAAATCCCTCCCTAAAACTTATTGTGCATAGACAAGTTGCGTCACTGTCTTGTCTATGAATGTACCTACTTCTGCATCATCCAGAACAACTTTCATTTCTGATAATGCCTGTTTAAATGCTCCTACCATATTGATGCCATTAGAATTAGATCCAGAGACACCATCTAATGATGTTGGGATAGACTTATTGATGTCTTTGGTGACATCAGCCATCTCATCAGTAAAACCAACACCAATGCCCTGTGCCATGTAGTCACCTATCTGTGCATAGACCTTGGATGGAGAATTAATCTTCATTTCTTTTCTGACTGCACCAGTCACTCTGGACATCATACCTAATACCTTGGACTTCAGTTGTGATTCTTGACCAAGGAATCCCTTCTGAACACCATCTGCCAAGTTCTTACCTGCAGTCTTGAGATTGCTCTCTTCTGACTTCATTCCTTCAATAAGTCCCTGTGTGGTGTTCTTGCCCAGTTCCTTCATGACCTTGGAAGGAGATGCAATGCCAAGCACTTTCTTGATTGTGTCAACTATCTCATCTGCAGTCATGTCAGACATGTCCCCAAGTTCTGGGATGTAATCCTCCATGCCACCAATGAGACCCTGCAGTGTGTCTCCACCTACATCCTGCATACTATCTGGTAAGTCCTCAAAGTTGCCAAGGATTGCCTTTACCATGTCCTTGGTCTCATCATCTATGTCTGCCCCAGACTTATGCATCATACCAACTAACTCAAGGAATGCCTGTGCCCCATCCAAGTCCATCTGTTGCCATCCATCAGTCAAGTATTTAAGATGTCCCTTGTTTGCACCAACAAAGTCCTCAAAATTGGCAATGGTCTTGTCAAGCCATGACTTATTGTCCTTATTAAAGGCATCAGTGTATCTGTCCATTTCTTCCCACTTATCCTTATCGGCTTTGACCCATTCCTTGGACTTGTCCTGTACCACCTTCACTGCATCATCATAATACTTCTGATTCTCTTGCAGTGACTGGTCATACCATGTTTTGGCATCGGCAAGTTCCTTGTTGTATGCATCACTGCCAACCTCTCCCATTGCCTTGTATTTGTTCTCAATATAAGTCAATCTATTAGTGTATGCATCCTCTGTTGCTTGGTTGACCTTATTCAATGCCTCTTGTGTATTTGCCAGATGCTGTTGAGCAGTTTCTTGAGTGATAATGCCAGATTCCAGTTGCAGTTTTCTTAATTCACTTAACTGTTGGTCACGATATATAGACAGTTTCTCTTCCTGCAGTTCGTTCAGTTTATCCATGTAATCCCTTATGTTCTGCAGGTCTTCATCCCTTAATCCCTTCTGGTCTGCAATAGCAGTCTTGAGGATTTCGGTAATGGCATCCTCTACTTCTTGAGTCTTTTTATCCAGATCTCCAATGGTGTTGCCTTGGTCACTGATTAACTGATTGTAGTCATTGAGCATTGGTTTAGTATTGTTGAGAGCATCACCAAAGTCAGAAATTGCTCCAATTTCATCCCTCAATGCCTGTTCGCTTTCTTTAGCACCATCCTTTATACCAGTAAATATCTCAACTGCAGTACTGATAATATTGCCCACTCCTGCAATAAGACCACCAACAATGGCAGTGATGATTTGAGGCATTGCCTCTCCAATTTTCACAACTGCCTGTGGAATTGCCTCAACAATACCCAAAAACAGACTGACTGCTCCAGTAATTATGCTTGATATTGCATCCTCACTTGTAAGTGCAGTGACTATTCCTGTTATCAAATCTGGGATTTTTGCTACCAAGTCTGGAATCGCATCTACAATGCCTGTTGCAAGACTTGTGAGCAGTGTTACACCTGCACTGATGATTGTTGGCAAGTTCTCGGTTATAGTACTTACTATGCTTGAAATCACCTCCACCATCTTTGGTGCAAGTTGTGGTATCTGCTCTGTAATACCATTTATAAGATTAACCAGTATGTCTGCTCCTGCCTGTACAATAGTTGGAAGTAATTCTGTGATACCACTGACAATACCACCAATGACTTCTGTGAGCGATTTGGTCATCTCTGGTATCATCTGTATGATGCCCTGTGCAAGAGTTTTTATGATTTCTCCTCCTGCTTTTAACATCTTTGGCAGTCCAGTTGATATGGTCTTTATGATGTCTGTAAGTGCCTCTGCAATGATGTCTATCATCTCATCATCCAGAAGTTTGTCCATCTCTTTAAGGAGACCATTTATGACCTGTCCAATGCCCTTTACAGTGGTTTTTATCCTTGGGATGATGTTCTTTAAGACTGCACTAAAAGACTTCACAAAACCATTGATTAAGTCATCAAAATCAGCATTATCATCTGCCATACCTGTGATGAGATTTGACCATGATGCAGACATCTGGTTAATAGATCCAGATATTGTCTCTTCTGCCTCTTTGGTAGTTGTTCCTGCAATGCCCATTTGAGTCTGCATTACACTGATTGCATTGACAATATTACCGAAAGACATGTCATTTGCATCAACTGTAATGCCCAATTCTTTCTGCACATCAGTGAGATTTGAGGCATCCTTTATAAGTCTCTCCATCTCGGTTTTTGTGCCACCATACATTCTGTTCATGCAAGTTCGTTATTCTTGCACCGTTCTTTTAGAACTGCTATATATCACTATATAGTTCAGACTATCTCTTGATTCTCTTAAGAGAACCCCATGCACTTCCATCCACTTGGATGTACTCTACTCCATTAAAAAAGCACCCTTGCAGGATGCTCTTTCTGTTTCGATAGTCGTTACACCTTTATTATATGTATTCTATATAATACTTGGCACGGTATTGTCTTTTATGCGATTAATAAAAGAGTTTCACCGTTTTCACATGGTTTATACTGGGCAATGGTATACTGTCTACCCAGTTTTAAGTTGTCGAGCATTGTGTAGTTCTGCTTGGCAAAGCCTTGATATGCATTCTGAATTGACCCCATGTCTGTACCCATTTTGTTGGCATTATCAGACATGTCAATCAATGCCCTGTTTGAGTACTCAACTGCCTTTTCTGTGTCTCCACCAAGGGACTGCAGTAATGATGCACTAAATGATGTGACCTGTTGCATGTACTGATTTGATGAAATACCTGCAGTCTTGTATGCCTGTGAACTGTACTGCATCAATTTGTCTGCAGAGTCACCAAACATGGTCTCAACACCACCAACTAACTGTTCATACTCTGCAAAGTTGGTAATTGCATTCTTGCCAAGATTAAAAAAGGCACTCCCTAACTTTTTAAGTCCGTTTATTGCCCCATTAATTGCCTGTGTTGTTAAGTTTGCAAGAACACCCTTGAAAACAGTGAACCCTTCAGTTGACTTTTCTGCTTGTTTTCCTGTTTCCTCTGCCTCATTGCCCAAGTCATCTATTGCCTTTTCTGTATTGTTGACTGTGCTTTGAGCATTGTTCATGACAGTCTTTAACTTGGAAAGTGCAATCTGGTTTTCATCGTAATTTTTGGTGGAAGTATCAACTTCCTTTGCCAATTTCATGACTTTTTCCTGTTGAGTCTGGTATTCCTTGGATGTTGTACCCATGGTCTTCCCAATCTCTTCAAGTTCAGCCTTGGCATCAGCATATTTTTTCTTAAGTTCTTCATGTTTCTTGCCCTGCTCCTCCACCTTCTGTCTAAATGTGTTATATGATGAAGTTGCCTGTGCAAGAATACCCTTTTGTTGTTCCAAGACCTTATTTAAGTCTTTTTGTTTCTGTTCAAGAGTTGAAAGAGATTTGTCGTTTTTACTGTATGAACTGTTGACCACATTCATTGAGGAAGAGACTTCCTTCAAGCCTTGTGTTATCTGTTGCAATGCTTTTCTATAGTCCGATTCACCAGTCAATTTAATAGAACCACCAAATCCTGCCATCTTTTCACCTCCTTCTTATTAAAACCATTCTTCTGCCTTCTGGGATTTCTGCCATGCCTCCTCATAGGTAATATTTGCCTTTTGGAGTCTCATCTCCAGATCCCAGTTGTTTTTATAATGTCCATATAACCGATTAAACATGTACATGGTCATATGCCCTATCTCTTTGTTTGTGAGGCAAAGTTTTGCCCTGCCTATGTAATAAAACCATGAGAAATCAATGACTGTGTCCTCATCCTCATCCTCATGGATTATGCGTTTTTTATGTCATCCTTTACACTATCAACAATAGTGTCCTTCATGGTCTGTGTTGCACTCTCCATGCCTACTTCAGAGAGCATCCTTCCAACCTGTTTCTTGGTAAAGAAAGGAATCTGTGTGCCATTCTCCTCATTATCAATGTCTATGCCCTCATTAATCATCTCTGTGAGACCAAAGATAACTGCCTTGGCATTTGGCTCTCCCTTTCTCGGTTCGGTTAATGCTCCCCATTTGTCAACACTGCCATATTCTTCCTGTATCCTCTCCATAACATTAAGATTGAATACAATACTATAATCTCTTCCTTTATATGTGATTGTCCCATTTACATCTTTCATTGAATTTTCCTCCTATATATAAAAGAAAGAGGAGACATTTCTGTCTCCCCTATGCATCCCAGTTGCCTGTTATACTTTAGTTATTTCCTCAAGCCAGAAGACCCTCAAGATATGTGAGAGCCTCTGCCTTGGTGTCAAATACCTTTGCAACTGACCACTTACCATTGCCAAGAGTTGCAATCATTCCTGTGAGTTCTGATGTTGCAAATTCAAGATTTTCACCCTTTGTTGTATCATCCTGTGATGGTTCACTGAATTTGACCTTATAAAGGAACTCAACTTTGTATTTATAAACACCACCAATCATTTTTACAACGATTCTGCCAAGTCCTACATAAGGAGCAGTGTCATCTCCACTTCTGACAAGTTCACCATCTGTGATAGTGTGACCGAGAAGTGTTGCCATTATTGTCAGATCCTCATCATCAATTCCCATTGTGACTGTTCCACCTTGGAATGATGTATCACTTTCTGCAAGAACATCATCTGCATACAGTGTTGCCTCGTTTGTTGTCACCTCAACATTGCATGAAACTGCCTTTGCAGGAGTATGTACACCATCATAGGATGGTGTTCCATCATTAGCCTCTGTGAGTACACCATATCTGAAACTATTTAATCCTATTTTTGCCATTTTTTATTCCTCTCTCATTATTGCAAAACATAATGTTTTATGATAATAGCCTGTGTCGGTTTCATACATATCCTCACTGGATCTCGACACTTGCCATTTAAAATTGTTCTCACCCAATATCTCTTTTATCCTTTGAATTATGCCATTGTAGTTGCCTTTGGAATACACATCAAAGTCATAATAATCAACATAACCAACATAGTCATCATCACCAGATAGTGTGTTATCAGCATCTGTCTGCATAAACACAACATATGGCTCTCCATGTCCCTCATAATGTAACCACTTGACTGGAATCTGCTTACCATCTATTACTAAATTTCCTAAAAGGGATAATATTAACTCATTCATTCAAGCAGACCTCCACTCTTTTTGGCTTGATAATTTAGCATGAACTCCACTATCTTGTCCTTTTTAAAAGACTTCCTAAAGAATGGTTTCTTTGGGAATGGAGCATTTGACCTTCCGTACTCATACATGATTGCGAGGAAATCCACAGGAACACCCTTTTCAGTATAGTACATTGACCCACCACCACCTCTTCTGGCAAAGTAAAGCCTATTAGGAGTTGAAAATGGAATGTACCCACTGAAATATACTTTGGTGTTGATGCCTCCATCAGATGGTGTCCTGTAAGTGACTGACAACTTGCCATATTTACTAATCAAGGATGGAGCGTTCTGTTTGGCTTGTGCCAGTACACATTCTGCCCCTGCCCTTGTCATTCCACCAAAGATGTCTTCAGTGTTATTGTAAATATGCTTGATGTCATTCATGATTTCTGTTGGCAGTTCCATCTTGAATTTTGCCATATTAATGTTCTACCAACTTTGCTTGGATCTCCAACTCAATGCCTCTCTCATCCACATTGTTTAAATACTCTATTGTGTAGTCCCTTCCTTGGAAGTCTATGTGCATATCCCTGTTTATTTCAGTTTTTGGATACCGAATGGTAAAGTTGGTATATGCTCTCTCAAAGTCTGAACCATTTGCAATTAGAGTCATTCCCCTTGTGGTCTTCACCGAGGCATAAGGAGTCAAGACTATCTGTTTTTCCTCTGTCTGGAATCCGTATGAATCCTCAACAATGGTTATTTGATATATTGTGATTCTATGATTGTACTTCCCTGCATTCACTGTTTTCATAACAAGTTCACAGAGTGCAGTCCAAGAATGCTCTCAACAACATAATTCAAGTTTCTTGAATCAACATATAATGTTCTGTTGTCCCACATGTCTTGAACAAGAACAAGGACAACTATCACAAAGTCTTGATAATTGTCCAGTTCTTCCTCTGTTCTCCCTGTGTAAGATATTATGAATTGCTTGGCAATGCCAATCAAAGTGTTTAGAGTATTGGTTTCTGTATCAGTGACCTCATCCAGATGGATGTAATCTGCTACATCCACACTTGTGATTTCACTGACTTTTGTAATGTTATTCATGTTAGCCTCCTTTTGTTAGGAGTCTTTTTTCTTGGTTTTCTTCTCCTTTTTTGGTTCTGCCTCTGCCTTTATCTCCTCAATAAATCCATCCTTGAGAAGTGCTTTAGCAAGAGCCTTATCAGAGATCTCTCTGACATCTCCCTCTGCCATTGAGACTTGCCCACAAAAGGATTTTACTGCCTTAAACATGCAATACTCCTTTCTATGGTATTAATTAAGCCATCTGAAGAACTGCAATCTGCTGTTCATCAACAACTTTCGCATCGAACTCAAACCATCCAACTACTCCAACTGCATGTTCATCTGCATATCTCTCTCTCAATACTTCAACATTGATTTCTTCATTGAACTTGGTTCCAAGTCCTCTCATGTCTCCATAATAGATTGCCTTAACTCCAGTTGCTATATTTGGCATGTTGTCTGATACATAAATTGGCTTTCCAAGTAATCTCTCACCATATGCATCTGCAATTACATCGTTAAGAAGTGGGTAACCTGTGTTGCTCTTGAGAGACCTTAATGCAGTCCTTGTTGCAGGAGACATAATCCATATAGCATCACTCTGGAACTCATCCTTTACTGCATCATGCAGTTTGATGATGTCTTCAACTGTGAGTGCAGATGTACCACTTGCAGTGACAACATTAGTAAGTGTTGAAAGTCCTGTCACCTTGTTCTGGGTACCAATCAGAAGTTCATGCTCGATAAATCTCTTGATTGCGAGTGCCATCTCATCAACTATGAAACCAACTATATCAAACTGGACATTATTGATAAGTGACCTTGAAATCTTTGTTAATGCTCCTGCCAGATAACCAGTAAGTGGCACTGTTGCGAATGAACCAGAAGAAGATCCCAACTGAACAAATTCGTTCTGATATGCAACTGTTATCTTCTGTGAATCTGCAGGATAGAATGGAACATCCAACTGTCCTTTTACATTGTACTTCTGGCTTCTCTCAAGTATAGGACAAATGTCATATACCTTACGGATTATCCTGTTCACTATTGTCTTTGGTATAAGTGAACCACCAAGACCAATACCTGTACCACTTGTTGCAGGGGTAAGTTCTCCTGCTCTCTCATGAATTACTCTGCCTCTGACATAATTTTCAAATGCCTGTGCTTCCATCTCTTCCATGCTTCTTTCCATCTCGTCCACCTTTGTTTCCTCCTCTACTGGTGTTGAATCTTCTTTCTTTTCTGCCTCTGCCAGTTCTCTGATGTCATCATCCAGACCAAGTGTTTCCTTTATCCTTCTGACATCGTCTCTGATTTCGGCAATTTCCTGTGCCTCTGCATCAGTAAGTTCTCTCTTTTCTTCTTTCGCTAAATTGAGGACTTCTTCTGCTCTCGTGATTAAATCATTCTTTTTTTCTTCCAAATACTTTGACATTTTAATCCTCCTTCATGTCCTTTATCATGTTTTCGTAACTGGAATAATCTATCTCAACAGAAGTCTCCTCCTGTGTAGATTCATCTGGTTCATTCCTTGTGATTTCAGTCTGTTCCTCTGTTATCTCTGGTTCTTCAAGCATTTCATCACCAAGGAACTCCACCTCATCCTCTGACCGAACATTCACAAGTGTTCCCTCATATGCAGGAGTTCTCTCTCTATTTAAGAGACTAACTTCTGCAAGATTCATGTCTCTTACAAGTCTCAAAGGCATACCGTCTTCTGTCCTCTGCTCTACTCCATTTGGTGTATCAGTATAACCAAAAGACCACCCCACAAGATTGCCCTCTCTGGCATCTCTAATGACTTCTGGATCTGTTGATTCCAGTGTGACATGCAGTCCAATGTTGTCCTCATCCAGTTTGAGATTTCCCTCTGCCTGTGAACCAATCTGTCTGTCTCTCCTGTGATTCAAAAGTGCAACAACATTGTCATTCTTTCCAAGAGCAGAATTAAATGCTCCCTTGCATATTCTCTCTATGAATCTGCCAGTCCTTGAGTATAGTGGTTTTGAGTTCCTCTCAACTGCATTGACATATCCTTCAATCTGTACAGAATCCTCTCTCAAGTTAATCCTCATTCAGTGATTTCCTCCTTTCTTATGATTTTTGTTTACTCCATGTCTTCTGTATTTGCATACTGTCCCTCATCGCCATTTATCCATGCAACTTCTTTAGTTGGGATAGTCTTTGAATAGACTTTCTTGCCACTGCCTCCTGCATACTGCTCTGCCTGTGTTTTACTTGTTGAAACAAAGACACCCTGTTTTATTGGATATGATGAGTAAATTGTTATCTTGCCAGTCTCAAGTGACTTCTTTGCATCTGCCTCTGAAAAATCTCCCCATGCAAAAGATTCACCATCAGAAGACCCCTCTTTCACAACTTCTTCCCATGTCTTTATGTCAGATGGCTTTCTAATGCCTACATGGTAGTCATCATTCATTGGATTGTTTTCCTGTATGATTTTGTACTGGTCAACCTTCTGTTTTGGTTGAGTCTTGAGTTCTTCTTCTATCTGCTTTTGCTTGGCTTGTTCTTCTTCTGCCTTTGCCTTTTCTTCTGCCTGTTTTCTCTTCTCTGCCTCTTCCTTGGCTTTGGCAACTGCTTCCTCTTGTTTTTTCTTTTTGTCTGCAAAGTACTCTTCTTGAGTTCCATTGTATCCAGACTTTAAGTATTCAATTTCATTTTTAATCCTTGCCTTGGCAAATAACCCTTTTGCCTCTGCAAGTTGTCCCTCAAGTTCACTTATCCTTGCATCATTCCCAGAACCACCAGATTCTCCTGTTGATTCCCCTGCAGAACTTCCAACAGATCCACCAGACTTTGTGCCAAACCTTCCTGTCTTGGCATCATGTGTGTCATTGTATCTCTGGATGATGTCTCTCTCGGCAGAATTGCCACTTTCATCATATGCCTGTTCAAGTTCATGACCTTCAAGCATTGCATCTACACTGTCTTCACTGATGTCTGTTGTCTCGCCTGTGTTTGGTGTAAAGTACTTGCCTATGTTGGTATCATAGAGAACTGCACCAAGACCAACATTGACAACATCCATGCCATCTATCCAGTTGAGATTCTCGGCTCTCCTTATCTCGTTAATGGTCATAAATCCTGTCTCTTTCGCAAGTTTATAGGATTCATATCTCTCCCTAATGTTGGCTCTTATGATTTCCTTGACATCAAATTCAAAGAAGTAGTTTTTCTTTTCCTTCTCCAGTAATAGATCCCTATTGAGTGCAGTCTCAAATGCTTTGACTATTGGATAGATTGCCAACTTAAAAGTCATGTCAAAGTCACTACTGATGTGGAACAGATTATTAATCTCTTCCTGCAGTGTTCTCTTACTTTCATTTAACTGCATCTCTACAGAACTGTTTGATGCCTCTTGGAACTCCAGACCATTGTTTAAGACCACAACATTTTCTGTGTTGTTCCCATAGAGATTTCGCCATGCAGTCTTTAAGGCATTGATTTCTTCCTGTCCAAGTTTTCTGTTTGCCTTGAGGAATCCTCTCTTGTTGCCTCCTGCCTTGACCATTCCTAACTGATAGATTAAAGTCTGATATGCAGTCTCAAGTTCCTTGGAGATCTCCACTGTAAGACCAACACCAGATGCACCATCCTTTGTGTTTCTTAACAACTTGATGAAGTCATATGGTTTGAACTTTCCTGCATTCTTCTCTCTTCCTGCCTCGTCAAAACCATTGACAAATATCTGGTATTGCTTATGAATTGGTGAGTATGTCTTCCAGATGGTGATATATCTGTCCTCTACATAGAAAAGACCTGTGACCTCGTTCCTCTGTTTCTGGATGTAACAATAGCCACCTTTACCCATTAGGTAATCTTCTACCATTGCCTTTTTCATCTGAAAGGCATCCAGTGTGTCACCTGTGTCACCATTGAGAAGTCTTACTCTTGGATCTCCATCAACCTCCTCAACCTTGCCCTGTTTGACCTTATATAACTTCACAGGCATTGAGGCAATAGAACTACTAATCATATCTACTGCCCCACTTACTGCAGGAAGTGTCATCGCCTTTTCTCTTGTAATCGTTTCTCCCTCCAGTAATGCCTTTAAAAGTACATCATCCACTGGAGGAGTGACTTCTGGTGTTGGTTCTTCTCGTTTAATAAATCTATCAAAAAGTCCCATTGTGTCCTCCTCTCTTAAATTGTCTGGACAAGGAAATCTGCCTGTCCAAGTAAATTGTCCTGCTCTAATAAATAAAGAGCATTGAGCAGTGAGACTACCATGTCCACTTTGCCTTTGCTCTTTTTCTTTGCTACATATTGATTCATGTTGGTATCATAAATGCACCGAGCATTCTGAAAGTTAATCTCCAACATAGGATTCTTTTCATATGCGAACTCTTTTTTGAGTATCTTCTCTTTGAGCAACTTGGTAGGACTATGCAGTACACTTGAATGTTGCCTTACCTCTACCATGTTGTATCCTTCATTCTCCAGTTTCTGTGCAGTTGATAAGGCATTCCATCTGTCATACCCTATTGCCTGTATCTGCACTCCATATCTTTCCTCAATGTGGAGGATGAAGTCTTCAACTGCACTATAGTCAATTACTCTATCTCCACAGGCAATGACTTTGTCTGTTCTTACAAGTTCCTTGTAATTGACCTTTTCAAACGCCTGTTTTTCTTCTATTCTTCCTGCAGGGATAAATGCGAACACATCTGCAAGGATGTTGTTGTCATCATCCACACTGACCATTGCCACACTTGTGTTATCGTTTGTCTCTGATAAATCAAACCCCAAGTAAACCACTCTGCCTGTCCAGTCAATCTTTGCAACTCTGCACTCTTGGACATCCTTCACATCTATGTAAGTCTCTGTGCCTTGTCCTTGGTAAATGATATTGCAGTTCTTTGTGACAAATTCTTCCCTTTTGTTCTCCATGGCAATTGCCAATGCCCTCTGTTTTTTCAAGTCCTCCCAGATCTCTGGGATTTCTAAAGACACAGGATTTGCCTGTTTGAGTATCAAGTCATTGGTCTCCCATCCTTTGGTCTCATCTGGTTCATACAGAAGGGAAAATCTTGTCTCATCCTCTTCTGTCCCATCAAGAACCTTCTTACTGTAGGAAACCTCTGCCTCAAAGGGATTGTCCACAGTTGGGTATTTAGTACTGATGATGAACCCCAACTTGTTCCTAACACCAATCTGTCCCTTCTGCATTGCCTCTATTGGGTATGACACAGGCAATGCCCCAACTTCATCTGCTATCCAACAGTTTGGCATCCTTCCATCCATCCTTGATGTGCTGAATGACAAAGGAGTATAAACGGACTGTGTAGGAAGGAATTTTATATAATCCCTCAAGACCTTGAATCTCTTGGTGTCCTTATATTCATAAAGCAAAGGAGAGGACTTAATTGTCTCCTCCATGGCATTTCTCACTTCTTTACTTAATGCCCCATCTGGAGCAACAGAAAAGAATTTACTGAACTTTGGCTCTGTCAAGAACAGGATAAGGAACACTGTTGCAATGGTATATGTCTTGAAGTTCTTTCGGCATATCTCCAAGACCCCAGTTTCATATTTCCTCTTGTCTGGATCTGACCTGTGTACTGTGCAGAGGATAGCAGTATAAAAAAACCACTGGTATCCAGTGGTACACTCATAAAGTGTCTGCCCTGCTTTCAGTCCTTTCGGCATAATCAGTATTTTGAGTATGCTTTCCAACTGCTTGACCTTGGCAGAGGAGACCATATACTTTTCATCCTTGCACTCTGCAATTCTCATCCACTCCTCCATCTGTTTTTTTACATACTTTGGAGTTGTTTCCTTTTCCAGACAAGCCTTACAGAATTTATATGCTTTGTTCACTTCCAAACACCACCAAGTGCCTTGATAGTGTTCTTCCCTGCTATCCCATCAACCTTTAATTTATGTGCCTTTTGGCACTGTTTAACTGCCTTTAAAGTATGACTGCCAAAGACCCCATCTGTTGACCCACAGGCATACCCATTATCAATTAACAGTGCCTGTAAGTTTTTGATGTCTTCACCCTTCATGCCTTTTTTCATGTTCCTGTAAAATTCATAGTCATACTCTGGTTTGTATTCCTCTATCCAAGGAGATCTGCCAAAACCATTCCAGTATGATGCTCCATTCTGGTTCAGAGTTTCCAGTACAACTCCCTCATCTCTGCCCTTTGCATGTATTACTTTTAAATCATCTACTACATACCCCACATGATATGCATGTCCATCAGACAGTCTGAACACAAAATCTCCTGCCTTTAAGTCTGTCTTTTTCAGTTTCTCGCATCTGTTGTATAGACCATGTGCAGTTGTATCAGATCTCAACTCACCTTTTTCAATAAGTTCATACACACCCAGACCACTGCAGTCATATGCCCTTAAATTGGTATATCCTGCCTTAATTCTCTTGTCTCTCAATCTGATAACTCTCCTTGCATTAGTGGAGGATGTCTCCTTTGCCTTGATATAAGCATCAGTCAGTGTCTCTCTATGCTCTCCCTGTCCACCCCAGAGATATATACTGCCATTATCTACTTGTTCCTGTAGGTAATTCTTCCATTCTGTGTATTTAATCATCTTCTCCTCCATTAATGATTGCCATCAGTGGATCTATTTCATCTGAATCATCTGTCTCCACTACATTGAAGTTCTTTAGTATCCTCATCAATGTACTGACTGTCTTGTTGGCACTGTCTGTTGTCCTGTTGTACTCTGTGACTGCAGGATTAATAGTGAGATTCTGTCTGCCCTTCACATATTCCTTTGTAATGAGCATCCCTTCATCTTCCATTGCCTTCTGCAGTTTGGTTAAGTTCTGCAACTGCACTTGATACCTCTCAAATGTAGTTAGGAAAAAGTAATTAGACTGCACTCCATACTCTTCTGCAATCCTCATTATCTCTTTTGCTTGTTTCTCAAGATTCTTCTGTGTTTTCAGTTCCTTTGGCATTGTTTCTCCCTTCATTCTGTTTCATTTCATTGTCAATAAATGCCTATCTGTACACTCCTCTCAACTTTGAAAAAGTTTTGAATCGTTTTTCAGTATTTTTCGGTAAATATCAATGTTTTCAAAAGTATTTGTCCAAAATCATCGGCTTTTCGCCTCTTTTGTGTATGTATGGAGTGCGTGTGGTTAATTTTTTTAAGTTCGCCATGCCTCTGAAATGATGGGGGTATTAAACACCCTCCCTATCCTTGGCAAGTTTGAGCAAATACTCTTTTTTAATCTCTCCTGCATCTGCAAGTCTATGATGATAGTTGCATAAACAGATTAAATTCAGATTATCTAATAGACCCTCTGGATGGTCTTTCAGTTTGTTTATGTGATGAACTTCTAACAAGTCATATGTGTACTTTCCTTCTTGTTTGCAGACTTCACATAAGTAATTCGCTTTTTCTCTAATCTCTCTGCTCTTCTTCTGCCACTCCCAAGAATTTCTTAACTGCCTGTCCTCTGTCTTTGGGTATACCCTCGGCGATTTGATGGGACATTTCTCATTGGCATCATGTATTCTTCCACATCTACTGCAAGATTTATAATGCATCAGTCTTCTGGTAATTCAAAAGGATTCTTTAGTTTATGCAGTATTTCATTGATGCATGAACTTCCTCCCATTATTGCAAATCCTGTCATTATGTGTCCTATGATTGTTTCTGTCTCTGATAACTCTAATGCCACCACCAGATCCAGATGATATACGAATGCAATAAGGAGACCACATGCAAGTGCCACTGCAGATGTCAGTATTGACTTAAATTTGAAGTTCTCCCAAAGTGGTTTAATCCTGTCAATGAGTATCCATACTACTATGCTGAAACTAATTATCTGTGTCATATATGCCCTCCTATTCTGTACTAAAAAAGGGACATCTTCAGACCCTTCTCCCATAGCCTGTTAATGTCCCTCTCCAAGGAAAATTGTGATTGTTGAACCTCTACTCTCTAATCATACACCCTTTTTTGTCTCATTTTGTCTCATCTTATCCATCCTTGCAATTATCTTGTAGACTTGAGAAACAGAGTAATGAATCTTCCTCGCTATCTTGTACCCATTCTGCTTTTCCAAATAATGCAGTTTATATATTTTGTCATATAAGTCCTTTGAATCCTTGAGTTCCTCCTCTTTGACCTTCAGCAGTTGCCTCCTGTCCTCAAGTATTATCCAAGCCTCTTGCAGTCTGCCATCAATATTCTTTTCCTCTTTTGCCATGAGATAGGCATCAAATTTGTTCTGTGGATCTCCACCATCCACCCTGTCTGAATCATACCTCATTGCCTTTGGTTGAGTGACATTGAATAGCCTCTCCTTTTCTTGGAGGATGCTTTCATACCTTTCCTGCATCTCCTTGTATTTCTTTGTCAAATAGTCATATTCAGTATAGATTGACATCTTCATTTCCCCTTGGTCACATACGAAATCATGAACACTGTCACACATATAATGGCAGTCATTATTACTGCATCACTCATTCTTCCCAAACCACCTTTCCAGTGTGCCATCCTCTTTTTGGCACTTGATAACATAGTTCCACAGACCAAAATTACCTGCTTCCTTGTCTTCTCTCCTTAATACCCTCACTGTCAGTTTTGCCTCTGTCACACTGTCTCCCAGATAACATACACTCTGGTCTTGTGTGGCAGAATTTGTGGCAAATACATACACTCTCTTTGGCTTCATTTGTTCCTCCACCACCCAACAGAAGTTGCTCCTGTTTTGGTGTTTGTTAGGATCTGGACTGTACAGTTTGGTATTGTCTCCTCTTGGTCATAGACATCATCCATCATGTAAACCTCTATGTCCTTTGTCTTGGGATTTTCCACCACTAACACCTCTGGTTCATTCTCTATGTCCTCAAGCAACATCTTGACCATTGCATCTGATGTGTTATGCATCATCTTGATGTAATCTATCAAAGAATCCTTATCAATAATCCTCATTCTTCCTCTCCTTCCGTCCTTGGCACAATAAGAGCGACTTCTATGGTTGGTGCATTGTCGATAATTTCATCGATTTCCTTCAAGGATAAATCCTTTACCATTTCCCATTTCTCTCTTCCTTTTGTGTCCCATACACGAGCAAAATATCTTGTTCCTTTGCGAATTTCTTGTTTGAGATTGTCTGCATCAATTAGCCTCATCCTTCCACCTCTTTTTTCTCACCATAACTGCAATAATCATCTGGTTTAATAGTTTCCTCGTAACGACAACACATAGGATATGAACCATCATAGTGTTTGCAATCTTTACACCTTATTATTTCTGCATCCCTTTTTCTATATCCATCATCAAATGCATCCTGTAACTCTTTACCTATATCAATCATCATTCTCCATCCTCGCCCCACAATTAGGACAGTATTTGTATGTTGGCTTATCATCCCAGTCCTCAAAATAGCATCCACACTCTGAACAACTCCAAATGTCATAAACAGGATAGCCGTCTGCATAGCCATCACTTTCGCCAATGTAATGTCCGTGTTTAATAGGTTCTGCATCTTCTATGGTCGGTGCTTCATCTATTGCTTTTTCTATTCCTCCAGTCCAAAACATTCCGTAGTCTCGGCTATTGAAAAAGTCTACTATCGGATAGACATTGTTACATATCTTTTCTTTCAAAGCATCAGCATCAATCAACCTCATCCTGTGCCTCCTCATCTGCAGTGTAATACCTTACCTTAAACCTAAATAATACCCTTGAGGATTTTTCATCCTTCAGTATCTTCATCCTCCCTGTCTCTATATCCTTTTTATTCATTTCCTCAAAGTCCCTCATATCATCATGTTCTTCTGGTATCCTAAATGACCACTCATATGTAGTTGTATATGTCATCCTTTTTTCCTCGCTTCATTGTCATACATTTGGCACAAAGCCAAGTCACAAATTTCTACCATGTCTGATGCCACCACATACTGGTCATTTAACATCTCCCTTGTTGCAAATCCCAAAAACTGCCATGACTTTAGAGCATCTTTGTTCTTTTCGGCTTTAGATTTCCAATATTGCCTGTATTCCTTAATCTGTTGTTCAGTCATTTCTGTCCTCCTCAAGTAAGTCCTCAACTGACATATCAAACCACATCATTATGTTCATGAGTGCATGTGTAGGAATCATCCTCCTGCCCTCTTCCCACATGTAAATGCTTTGTGGGTATCCTAAATATAATGCCCTCGCTAAATCATTCATTTTTATGTTCAACTCTTTTCTTTTTCTTCTGATATTTCTCCCCACAACCTTTGGATCTATTTCAATGTACTCCATTCTGTCACTCCTCCATGTCCATCTTGGCACCACATTCTCCACAGTACTTGAGACGAAACCAGAAAGGAGACCCACAACAGGAGCATTTATAAAGGAATCCATCACTGTCCTTGTGGATATTGGCTCTTTCCCATCTGCCTGTCTTCACTGGCTCTGCATCTATCTCTGGGATGTCAGTCATCCTTCTCTGCAAGTGTGCCATGGCTTTATACCATCCAAATGTCTCTGCCTCATCAAAGACCTCATTTACCAGACTTTTGACTTTTTGACTTTCGTAAACCTTCATTTTCTGCCTCCAATTCTTTGACTTGTTGCCTTAATTTTTTGTTTGACCATATGAGTAAGTTCAGTTTGTACTCCATGAACTCCAATTCTTTATTTGCTTCTGTCTGTTCAATATCGAATGTCCTCATCATCTGCCTCCCTACAGTCTTATGTTTGTTCCACCATGTTCATTGACCCATTCTATTGCCTGCCTAAATGTCACCCCATTGTTCTTTACAATGTCCAACATCTGGTACATTTTAGGATGTGTCTCTTTCAACATCTCAAATCTTGATGGAGATCTATCCAAGTGGCATCCAAATCCACATAACATGCACCCTGTCCTCTCTGCTCCTGTTGTTCTATACTGATAATTGACCTCTCCTGTCATCATCTCTTCTATAGTCAACTGTTTGTCTTCTCTCACAACTTTCCCATACACAGAACATATTGGGAGATTATTCTCATAGATGTACTGGAGGACATCGTTATTAGTCCAGAATGCCATTGGATTACTCTTGGGATCTTTAGAGTCATATGCATTGCATCCGTTCATCAACCATTGTTGCTCTCTTAATCTGCTCTCATCTGCCATTTGCCCAGTCATCGGTTTCCTGTGTGTTTCCTTCTGGTAGTTATGCAGTGGAGTCTTTTTCATGATTCGACAACACTCTTTGCTTATCTCAAAGTCTGCCCCAAGAAAAAACTGCCACTTTTCACAGGAATATCTGCTCTTATCTTTCTCTGCCAGACCATCAGCAACTTTCCCATCTGTAGAAAGTAATCCCATCAGTCTTGCAAGAGCAGTATTCTTAACAGTCTGTTTTGGCATCCACTCATTGAGCATGTCTGCAACTTCTTTCCTGCTATACTCTCCTATCCCTTTCAATTTGTTGTATTCGTATTGGTATTTATGCTTACTGCCCCCCCTCAACATGGATGCTTGGCATCTTCTTGCACCATACACACACTCACTGACTTCCTTGGATATTAGAGGGAATCCGTACCTCTCACAGACCTGCATGAAGTTGATTTTTGGCTTTAGAACCACAACATTGTCAAATGTCATCGCAAATTCCCTTAATTCTGGGTATTGAGTTGGAACATCTACAAAGACTGCAGGAATATTCTTAAAACCACAGACATTTCTCACGAGATCCAAAAGGACTGTACTGTCCTTGCCTCCAGAGAACGAGATGCACACACCATCTTCTCCATACATGTCCACCCAGTCCCTTATCCTCTGTTGAGACATCATGACCTTGACATCCAAAGGGAGTGACTGCCATTGTTTCAGTTCTTCCATTGTGTGCTTTGTTCCCATCATCTGCCTCCCTTGAATTGTTGCCTTGGATCTATCCTCTGTACTCCAGAATAGTCATGCTCCTGTATCTGTGCATTTTGGTTCTTTTGATAAACAGTGTCTGTCTTTAGTGGATAAACTGACTGCCATGAGTTGAGGACAGACTGATTAATGATGTCTATCTTGTCCTTTTTAGTGGATGCGAGACCATCAAGTTTTGTAAGCATCATCTGTAATGCCTTTTCTGTCATTGGCTTTTTTAAAGTCTTTCTCATCTCGATAAAATCATGAATAGAGGACTGAATGTCTGCATCAGATGTATAGTTTTCAATGATAGATGACAATGATGTTTTCTTCTTTGGTTTTTCTTCTTCCACATCCACATCTACTATCTCTATACTATCCTTACCTATACTATCCTTACCTATCCTATCCTGTGTATCCAAATGGTATCCATTTGGTATACCAACTGGTATACCATTGGTATCCAGAGAATATGCACCATTCTCTTTGACCCTTAAAAGTGCCTTTTCTTCTTGGTATACAGTCTCTTTGAATCTGTCACTTCTGATGTAGTTATGTATCTTCCAGTGTTTGATAACTATCACCCCAGAATCAAAAGGGATGAGGAATCTCTTTGCAATCAAAACCCTCATGTCATCATCAGATGCCCCTATCATCCTCTGGATTTTCTTTGAATTGTTGATGAATCCCTCATCATCTGCCCTCATTGAAAGATGAAAGTATAGTGCCTGTGTTGACAGAGGCATGTCCAGAAATGCATCACTGTCTATTATTGTTTTTGCAAACATCCTCCTTTCAGCCATTTCTCTCCACCTCTTCTCTGTTGAGTTCATATTCTCTGTAGATCTCCATCCAGTCTTCCAACTTCATTGTGACTAACCACTCACTGAAGTCTCTCCTGTGCATGACTGTTGGCAGTTCTCCTTGCCTTGCATCTGCTCTGCTCTGTGCCATTGCATCATATAAGTTGAGTCTTTCCACCCTTTTGCACTCTATGTGGATATGAGGCAGTCCCACAACATCAGCATCTCCGTTTGCTCCAGAGTACTGTTGTCCTCTTCTTGCCTCATAACCGAAATTTTTTAACTTTCCTGCAAGTTCTCTTTCTCCCCTTGCACCCTTATTCCTACTGTTCACCATCTTCCTTGTCCTCTAATATCCATGACCTACCAAATACTTTGATAAAGTCTTCTCTTGTTCCGTATAGTGTCTCCCATTTCCTCTGACACATCTGTTTGAGTCTGTTGTCAAATGTTCTGTTGGAGTGAACCCCTGCCATAGACCCATTGTGATGTCTAAAGCAGAGATACACCCAACACCCATAGTCTTCAGACTTCTGTCTGTTTGCAGTCCCATAGAAGATGTGACTAATGATGTCTATGCAATCCTTTGGTTATCTTGCAGACAAGACACTCCTTGTTGTTGTTTATGATTGACTTTGACATCTCTTATCACCTCCCCCCATGCCTCCTGTAATACTCTATGATTTCCCTTACCTTGGTCTCCCTCTTTGGTAAAGTCCATTTGCCATAAGCCTTATAAAAAATCTCTTTCACTTGGCATTCAGAGACATCCACAGACTTTGCCCCATGTTGCCAATACTGGTTATGTGTTATGTAGAGTATCATTCCATCCTTGTGCCATCCCTTTATTAAGTCCTCTAAAAGATGCCTCTGTCCAAGTTGAAGGATGCCCTTCTCGTTCTTTATTTCACCCAAGATTAGAAAGTCATCCTTCCCTATGTACATCATGTCAATGTCAGATGGATGGTCATTGCCATCAAACATGGAGGAGAAGTCCATGTGTAGACCTTGGAAATCCCAGTTTCTAATTGCCATGCCTCTCCTCCTGCATCAGTCACTCATGTTTGCTCCCCATTCTCTCTGGATCTGTCCATCCAGAAGTCTTAACTGCAGTTTTAAGGAATTAATTGCCTCTTGATTGGCTCTGTACACTGCCTCTGCAACATCTCTCTTAAAACGAGCCTCTGCCACACTTGGGATGCCATAACAAGTCTTATCTATAAGACCTATTGCCATGCCTCCATCCCTTAACTTGAGACATTCTTGCCTCAACAGGATTTTGTAATCCCTCTCTGCTTCAGCATATGCAGTTCCAGACTTCCTCAATGTCTTGATGCTCTTCTCTAACTGCAGTGTCTTTTGATTCAAGTCATTGTATAAGTCCCACTGTTCCATGTGTCCTCCTTAAAAAGGAAGTTCATCCTCTGTCATGACTGGCTTCAAAGCATCTGCCACAAGATCTGGTTCAGTCTGTTGATTCTGTGTCTGTTTCTTTGCCCCAAAAACAAATGTTTCCACAGTGACCTCTGTGATGGTTTTAAATATCCCATCTTTATCCGTATAGTCTCTGTCTCTGACAGTGCCATAGATGAATAACTGGTCTCCCTTGTGACAATACTTTGCAAGTGTCTCTGCATTGCTATCCCATGCAACAATGTTCCAGTATTTCTGTACCTCATCATTGCCATTTTTCCTTCTGGTGTCTGCAATAGAAAAATCAACTTTTGACTTTCCACTCTGTGTGGTCTTTAAACTAATATCTTTTGTAGTTCTTCCTACTATCATTACCTTGTTCATCTTATTCTTATGCTCTCCCCTCTTATTCCCATGTGTGCATATTCCTGTTTGCCATTCTTCTCCAAGAAGTCTCTTAACTTGTCATTGTCTACTTTCCATGTGTAGATCTTGAACTCCTCTGGCAAAGCCTCACCATCATCAACAATGACTGGTGTCTTTCCACCATTCTTCTGGATGCTGAATGCATAGTGTTCTGTCTTAAATTTGGTCTTGCCTGTGAGAACCATTGCACTCTGCAGATTCCACTTGAGATAGTCAATATTGCTTTCTAAAGACTTTCTCCTCTTGGCAAGTCTTTCCTCTTCTGCCTTGATTTTCTCTGCCTCTGCTTTAAGTTCTGCAATGATTACTGCATAGTTCTCTGCCTTGACCTCTACTTCATCTGATATTGCCTCCAGAGTTGTAAGTACTGCCTCTTGGTCAATATCGTCCTCTTCCATCATCTGGAGAACTGCTCTGTAGTTATCCTTTAATTGATAAAGTGTCATTTTGCCCTCCTTGTGTTAAAATGGCAGTGGTGAATTATCATCATCTTCTTTGTGAGCAGAAAGGGATCCATTTGCCTTATTTTTCTCTTTCTGCTCTATTAATTCCTGTAAAAGTCTGTCTAATGTCTCCCAGTCCTTTATCAAAGGCAGTACATTTTTCAAATCTGTGTTGTGTGTGACCATAAGTCTTATCTCATTCTCAAATGCCTTTTTTAAAAGGATGAGAGCATCCTCATCAACCTTAATTGATGCCATTTCATCATCTGTTACATAACAATATCCAAGTGTCATATCATTTCTCCTTCCTTATCTGTTCAGCAGGTAAATCACATAGAACCCTGCATACATCAGTGCTATCATGCCTATCACAAAGGCAAACACTATCACTCCCTGTTTGCTTTCAAAAAATGCCCTAAACATATTCCCTAATTGTTTCATCTGTTGCCTCCTGTAATCTTTCCAATAAGTTCTGATGCCTTTGACATGGTCATGTCTTCTATTGATGTGAGATTATTTGCCTCTAACAACTTCTGCCAATTCTCACCTGTGTAGTACTTCTGGAGCATCTGGATTTGCTTATAAGATGCTTTTTTCTCTTCCTTTGGTGATGACAGGGACTGTGCATCATCGTCCTCTGTGGCTAAACCAAATGCCATTAAAAGTGAATATCTTCTGGCATATGTCAAAGCACTTCCCTGTTGTTGTGCAGGATTATTAACACCCATCAGTGTTGCATCAACCACTCTGCACCCTCTCAATGGTTGAGATTCTTTTCCATCAATGACCTTGACTGTCATGATGTAGTCATCACCATCCAGTCTGTCTATGTACTGGTAGTACCTTGCCCCTATGCTCTCCAGATAGTTGTGTATCTGTGCAATGTCCACATACTTGTATGAGTATTTCTCACCTACTTTTGCAGTCATGTTCTTGGTAACTGTTGTCTTTGTCGATTCATTCATTTTTTACATTCTCCTTCCTCATTTTCTGCATTTATGCAGAATACTTTTCAAAAAAAATATTGATGATGTCCTTCTTTGTGAGATGCAAGATCTCTGCAACTGTCAGAATCTCATCTAATCTGAACTGCCTCTGTCCTCTTAATCTCATGGATAATCCTGCATTTTTCATGCCCATTTTATCAGCCAGTTCACTCCATGTCCCTATTCCTGCCTTGAGTCTTTTTTCTCTAAACAGTGTAATATTCATAATGCCTCCTTTCTGCATTTCCGTAATTTTCCTTTTAAGTATACTCTCTGCATTTCCGTAATGTCAATATAAATTTTTTCCCTTTTCGCAATATTATTTTGCCTTTTCGCAAAAAGCAATTTACAATATTAAATACAGGGAGGATACAAAAAAATGACAAAACTGAACCATCTAAAAGACAGAAGGAAACAATTAGGATTAACTTTGCAGGAAGTGGCTGATAAAGTTGGAGTGAGCAATGCAACAGTCTCCAGATGGGAGACAGGACACATTGCAAATATGAAGAGCAATTACATAGAGAAGTATGCTGATGCTCTTGAAGTCTCTCCTCTCTTTATCATGGGACTTGAAACAGAAAACATCAGTGAAAAGGAGAATCTTCAGAACATAGCAAACCTTTACCCAGAGGATGTGCCAGATGACATGAAGACCTTGGCAGAACTCTTTGAACTTTCTCATCTCTTCAGAGATGGGCTTCTCACAAAAGAAGAATTTGAGATAGGAAAGAGATTTATCATGGAGATGATGAAAAAATGAAGATTTACCAACTGAAAAACGGAAAGTTTTCTGCCACCATCTATTTAGGGAATAAGAAGACCAAAAGAGTGACTGCAGACACCAAGGATGAACTCAAGAAAGAGATCCATAAGATTAAGGCAGGAATCATCTCCCAAAAGCATCCAACCTCTATTACTTTGGCAGATGCCTTTAGGGAATACATTGATGTCCACAGGAGCATATTTTCTCCCTCTACCATCAAAGGATATGAGACCATCATCAGATGCTCCTTCAAGACCATCCAGAACTTGCCTCTATCAGAAATTACAGAGAGCATCCTACAGGCAGAAATCTCTTCTATGGCATCAAATTTAAGTTTTAAGACACTTTCCAACAGATGCAGTCTATTTATTCAGTCCGTTGTCAAATACATCCCAGAGGCAAAGAATTGGGACATCAAACTGCCACAAAAGAAAAAGGCATCTATCCATGTGCCAACCAAGGAAGAGATAGATGCACTCATTAAGTATGCCCATGAAAGATACCCAGAATACGAACTTCCTCTGATGCTTGGTGCATACTGTGGTTTGAGGAGAGGAGAAATCTGTGCATTGACCTATGATGACATTAATGCCGATTCTGTGACCATCTCAAAATCAGTGGTCTTAACATCCTCTGGAGATTATGTCACAAAGCCTCCTAAAACATATGCAGGATTTCGTTCTGTGCCACTTTCACCATCCATCCTTGCACTTATTAGGCAGAGACGGAAAAGTGGCTTAAAACTGATTTCTGTGACTACAGAACAGATAACAGACAGATTCCCTAATATCCTCAAAGGAGCAGGAGTTCCAAAAATGAGATTTCATGATTTAAGGCACTTCTTTGCATCCACTCTGGTCACTCTTGGGATACCAGACATCTATGCCATTAGACTTACAGGACACTCAACTACTGCCATGCTCCAAAGAGTCTACCAACACACTTTTAAGGATGCAGAAGAGACCTATAAAAAGAGGCTGATTTCTGCATTTTAGGTAAAATTTCATTATACTACACCAATGGTCAAAAATTGGCAACACTGCCAGAAGGGTTTATGTCCCCTCTGGTTTTTTTGTAAAGAAAAATGTAAAGAGTTGACCCAAAAATGGCACTTTTTTATGGTTTTTCTGCCTATTTCCAAAAAAATGAAAAAGTCCCAAATTTGCCTTTATATAGGCATTTTTTGAGACTTTTGCATTTTCGT